CCCTATAAGTTTTGCCAGATAATGCTATCATATGCAAAAGTATCGATTTGAGGCCGAGCAATGAGCGTCAATAAGCTCCATCCAGAATATCAGGCCAACTTAGCTAAGTGGCAGAAGGTGCAGGACTGCGTCGAGGGTAGCGAGCAGGTCAAGTATCGCAGGCAGAAGTATCTGCCCATACCGAACGCGACCGACAAGTCCAAAGAGAACCAGGACCGATACGCCCGTTATTTAGCCAGGGCGCAATTCGTCAACTTTACTGGTCGCACCAAGCGGGCTTTGATTGGCTCTATCTTCCGCGAGGCTCCCGTCATTGAGTTGCCCGAGGCACTTGACTATATCCGAGAGGATGCCAGCCGCAACGGGATCAAGCTTCAGAACTTGGTAAAGCAAACCACCGGTGAGGTTCTGGACACCGGGCGTGCTTTCCTGCTGGCGGATTATCCCCAGGCCGAGGAAGGGTTGACACTTGCCGAGACGATGCAGAACCGGGCGTACGTGATTCACTACGACGCCATCGAGGTGATCAACTGGCACGTCAACCAAGGCGGTGTTCTCGATTTGGTTGTGCTACGTGAGTCCGAGGAAGTGCAGGAAGGCACCGACTTCGACTACGTGAGTGAGGCGCGTTACCGAGTCTTGATTCTGGTCGATGGGATTTATGAACAGTGGTATTACGACGAAGGCGGCGTCAAGGTGTGGGCTGCTGTCCCGCGTGATTCTTCTGGATCGACCTTCTCCGAGATACCGGGCACATGGGTAGGCTCTGAAGATAACGACGAGACACTCGACCTTAGCCCCTTGTACGACGTTGCGGATGTCAACATCGGTCACTATCGCAACAGCGCGGACTTTGAAGAGTCGGTCTTTATGGCCAGCCAGCCAACACTCCACATTGACATCGGGGACACCTCTGCCGAGTTCTGGAACAAAGAGAACCCGAACGGCGTAATGATCGGTTCCACTAAAGGGATCGTCACTCAGGGCGGCGGCATGGCTCTGGTTCAAGCTGATGCGAACAACGTGGCTGATGAGGCCATGAAGCGCAAAGAAGAGCAGATGGTCTCTATCGGTGCGCGGATCATCCAAGACAACGGCGGACAGGAAACAGCAGAGGCCGCCCGGATTCGTCACAGCGGTGAAACCTCTATGCTCCATAGCGTTGTCCAGAACGTCGAGGCGGCGTACGACCGAGTGATGAGATTCGTTGCCCGGTTCATGGGTGCCAATGAAGACGAAATCAGCTTTACTCTAAACAGAGACTTTTTCGACTCTCGTCTCTCTCCGCAAGAGATCATGGCGATTATCCAACTGGGTGATGCTCGACTCGCAGCGGTTACAGATCAGCGTGAAATGCTCAGGACAGGGCGAATCGGCCTTGACCCTGAGCGCACCAATGACGAGATTGATACCGACCTGGCTGATGCGAGTCCGCTGTGAGCGCAAATGCTTTTCTGATCGACTCAGAGATTCGGCACCAGGTATTCATCCAGCGGTTGTCGGGTGGTATCTGGAACGAGGTTGATCCTGTCCTGAGGCAACTCAGGCAGTCGATTATTGCCCGTCTATCTGATGAACCCACAGACTTCCAGCTTAACCGCCTGACCTTGTTGCTTCGTGACATCGAAGGCATCGTCCAAGAAGGCGGGAACGAGTTCGGCACTCAGGTTGAGATGCGCCTGTCTGACTTCCTCGAATATGAGGCAGACTTTCAGGGGCGCAAATTAGGCGGCGTGCTTAACGTAGATTTTACCTTGCCTTCACCTGAACAATTAGCCGCAGCCTTTACCAGCCAGCCAGCAGAGATTGTCACCGGCCAAAGTGTGACGCGCTTAACGGTCTCGGATATGGTTCGGCAGTTCACCGAGAAGAAGCAAAAAGAGATCGTCAACCTAGTTCGAATGGGCGCAATCGAGGGGCAGACTACTGATGAGATCACCCGCCAAGTCAGCGGAAGAGTCGAAGGCAGAACAAGAGCACAGGCGCGTGCTTTGGTTAGAACAGCGACGAACCACACGGCGACGGTTGCGCGCAAAGAAACGATGAAGGCCAATACCGATGTTCTTGAAGGGGAGGAGTGGGTCGCCACATTGGACGCCAGAACCTCTTTGATCTGCTTTGGTCTGTCTGGACGCATATTCCCAGTTGACTCTGGCCCATATCCGCCGCAGCACTTCAATTGCCGTAGCGTCAGGGTGCCAAAGGTCAAAGAAGAGTTCAGCCTATTCCGTGAAGGCTCTACCAGGCCCGCTGTGGGTGCAGATGGTGTCGAGCAAGTCAGCACTCGCAAGACCTTCGGAGGCTGGCTAAAGAGTCAGCCTGCATCGTTTCAGCGGGAGTTCTTTGGCAAGTTCACGGATGGCGAGGAAAAGCGTCAACTGTTTCTCAATGGTGGCCTTGACCCTCAGAGGTTCATCGATCCGAATGGGGTGGCCTTGAGTCTGGACGAACTGAGTCGGTTTGAGCCGCTTGCCTTTGAGCGGGCGGGTTTGTAAAGAAGTGTAGTTATGGTATAACATAACAGATGAAACCGCTGGCGGGGCCAGCTCACTTAACGAACGGGGTTCGTAATGGCACTGAAATTCGAAATTGACGCAGAAGCATTTGAAGCACTAGACGAAGGACAACAGAACCTGTACAGCAAGAACGGTGAAAAGTACCGGCTGGAGGTTGAGGGCATCGATCCCGCAGATGAGCTAAAAGAAGCTCTACGCAAGGAGCGGGAGGAAAGGGCAGCGGCAAAGTCAAAGCTGACCGAGTACGAGAAGCAACAGCAAGAGGCAGAAGAAAAGCGCCTCGCTGAGAAGCAGGAATTCGAGAAGCTGTGGAAGCAAGAGCAAGAGCAACGCAACAAGACGACACAAGAGCTTGAGGAATTGCGCCACAGCATCGCACAGGAAAAGCGCAAGGGTGAGGCGTCCAAGATCGCCAACGGTTTGGCTACCGAAACAGCACGGGCTGAACTGCTAACCAAAGAGGCTATGGGGTTTGTGCATCATACCCCTGAAGGAATCAAGATTAACGGGCCAGAAGGCGAAGCGTGGGACGCGCACAAGCTAACGGCCTACTTGAAAGAGCGTTACCCGTTCCTGGTGGACGGAAGTAAAGCGTCAGGTGGCGGGGCCACTGGCGGCGCAAATGGTAGCGGGGCTACCGGCAAGAAATTTAATGAACTGTCTAGCTCAGAGCTGAAGGCGATCAAAGATGACGATCCCGCAGCGTACGAGCGACTCAAAACCGAATATTACGGCAAATAGAGGTAAGTCCCAATGGCTACTACACGTCTTTCCGACATCATCGATGTCACAATCTTCCGTGATCTTCCGCAGGTAGAAGGCCCGGAAAAAACTGCATTCTTCGATTCTGGTGTTGTCACCCGTAACGCGCTGCTGGATGAGCTGGCAAACGCACCGGGCAAGAACATCGAGCTTCCGTACTGGAACGATCTGGACGGCTCTGTAGAAGTTAACTACAGCTCCGACGATCCCAACTCTTCTGCTACTCCGCAGAAAGTAACCCAAGGCGAGCAGGTCGCACGTAAGGCCTTCGTCAACCAGGGTTGGCAGTCTGCTGATCTGGCTTCCGAGCTGGCACTTGGTGGCACTGCAATGGAAGCGGTTCGGGCACGTACTGACCGTTACTTCATGCGTCAGTGGCAGCGTCGTCTGGTTGCAGCCTCTAACGGCATCCTGGCTGACAACGTAGCGAACTACTCCGGCGACATGGTCGTTGACGTAGCTGTAGAAGATACCAACAACTACACTGCTGACACCGTGTTCAACCGTGACGCGTTCACCGAAGCTGTATACACTGCTGGCGATGCGAGCACCATGTTCACAGCGATTACCGTGCATTCGCACGTTATGTCTCAGATGGTCAAGAACGACGACATCGTCTTCATCCCGGATTCTCAGGGACAGCTGACCATCCCGACATACATGGGTCTGCGTGTAATCGTTGATGACGGCATGAGCGTAACTGCTGGCGACGTAAGTGGTCAGAAGTACACCAGCGTAATCTTCGGTGAAGGCGCATTTGGCTACGGCGTAGGCGCTCCTGAGACTCCGGTTGAGATCGAGCGCGAAGCTGCACAGGCTGACGGCGGCGGTATCGAGACTCTGTGGCTGCGTAACACTTGGTTGCTGCATCCGTTCGGTTTCGCTCAGACCGGTACTCCGGCTGGCAACAGCTTCACCCAGGCAGAACTGGCCTCAGCTTCTAGCTGGACCCGTGTCCTGGATCGCAAGCTTTGCCCGATGAGCTTTATCGTTACCAACTAATCTCAACTGAGATGCAAGAAGCCCCTCTTCGGAGGGGTTTTTTGTTGCCCGATAAATAAAAGGTTTGCATAACTATAAATACCTTGATAGATTGGGGAGGCTAAATAAATAAAGGAGAAGCACAAATGAAAGCACTACTAGCAGCACTAATACTGACGTTCGCAACCACTGCTCATGCAGAGCAAGCGAGCTGTGATCAGATAGCCGAACTGGCTGAAAACATCATGCAGGCCCGTCAATCTGGAGTCAGCATGGCGAAGTCTATGTCAGTCACTGACGGCCTTAAATTGGTAGAGACAATGGTCATTATGGCCTACGAGACAACCAGATACAGTACAGAGAGAAACCAGAAAAGAGAGGCTCAGGACTTTAGGGACTACTGGTATTTAACCTGCTACCAGTCGAGAAATGATTGACATGAACAGGGCTGCTATATGCGGCCCTTTTTTGTGATACCATAACCAAAACAGGAGGATTATCATGGCAAAGAACAGAGATGGCCTCGAACCAGGTCAGCGTATTGACTTCGAAACACTGATGAAGCTGAAACGTCAGCAGCGGGAGCGCAAGAATGAGCAACCAGAACAAAGGAAAACCCGAGGAAGAAAAAAAGCGGTTCGTCGATCCGACGAGCAACCGGTTGAAGATTCATCTGGTTCAGCTTCAGCGGAAGAAGCGTAAAGAGGCTGCTGAGTCGTGAGCTATAGGATTGCAGACTTTGGCCCGTCCGATCTTTTGACCTCACCGGTTGAAGATAGCAGGCGGGTCAAGGTGTCCATCAATGAGCAGGTCATCGGTGGCAACAAGGCCATAACGGTCCAATCGTTTGCCGAGAAGAACAGCAAGGACGGCACGCAATACGAAGCCGCGTTCTTTGAGCCTGATCTGGACTCCGGCGCAAGCGTTGACATCGTCTTGGTGGTTGGCGACAACCCCATATTGATGAAGGACATAAGCATCCAGTTCAACGTCGAAGACATAAGCTCTCAGTGGTTCCGTAATCCGGTTTATACTGGCGGAACTGAAATGCAGGTGTACAACTTTAACGACGAGCAAGCCGTACCTGATGACGTGACAATCCTGGCTGGTCCGACTGTAACCGATACTGGTACAGCGGTTGGCCCTTTGATACACAGCCTTGGCGAAGAAAAGCGAGGCAATTTTCGCGCATCTAATGTTAGCCAAGGGGTTGGTTTTGAGCGTGTGTTGTGGTCTAACAGCACCTACCTGTTCAGGCTGACAAATGAAAGCGACATATCTGCCAAGGTTGCCGGGTTTGCCACATGGTTCCAGGGTGTTCTTTCGACACAGACACCGCTGGATATTTAACAGTTTAGGGCAGGGTTAAAGATGCCATTAGAAGTCGGAAAGCGTTACAGGATCAAAAACCGAATTGTTGATATCGTCGATAGTGAGGCAGAGGGCAAGAAGAAGGCCGCCATCCTGTCAGACGGTACGCGAATCAACTTCGGTCAAGCCGGTGAGGTTGTGCAGCCTGGCACAGCGTCGGGCAACAACTATTGTGCTCGATCTAGCGGTATCAGTTCTGGCGAGGGCTTAGGGGCTAACGATCTGGCTCGGGCTGACTGGCACTGCCAAGGTAAGACCAGCAGAGACGAAGGCCCGCAACCTTTGGGAGAATAATATGCCTGTCATGAGATGCCAGAAGAACGGCAAACGTGGTTATAAATGGGGATCAGATGGTTTTTGCTATATCGGCCGAGATGCTGAAGCCAAAGCAAAACGGCAAGGTCGTGCGATAGAAGCCAGTAAACGGAGGCGTTGAGAATGGCGATTGTAGTAGAGACAGGCAGCGGGACAGATCAGAACGCCAACAGCTATGTTTCCGAGTCTGAGCTGACAGAATACACAACCGACCGAGGCATTACCTTGACCGGCACAGCCTCTGTGTTGCTCATCAAGGCGATGGACTATCTGGAGACGCTGACCTACCGGGGCAATCGTACACTGGAAACACAGCCGCTCTCATGGCCTCGTGAGGAGGTGTTTCTTGATAGCATCGAGCTTGACAAGAACACGATCCCGACACAGCTTAAACGCGCCCAGATGACATTGGCTGTTGAGTTGGATTCAGGAAATGATCCGTTATCCTCACTGGATCAGGCGGTGAAGCGCGAGCAAGCCGGGCCGGTTGAAGTTGAGTACATGGACAACAGCTACTCGGGGACGATTCTTCGGTCAGTCGATGCACAGCTTCGTGACCTGATCCTTAACTCTGGCGGGTTTGGAAACATCCATGTTGGCAGGGGGTGAGCATGATCATCTTTATCGAGGCTCTGGGAATGACCGCCACTGTCCATGAAGTTCTGGATATGGGTTATTGGTGCCAGCTTGCTGATGGCGAGTCGTGGGCACAAGTTCCTTTTTCTGAGGCGAGGACGGTTCACTAATGGCACTCTCTGATCAGATGCGTGGGGTTCTTGCCAAGCTGGGAGAACCTGTCACGTTCAGGTATGAAACCGGCGAAGTACGCGATCCGGCGACTGGTGAGATCATTACTCCGGCGACGCCTATTACCGTCGAGGGCTTCGGTGCCCCTGAGAACTACACCAGCAGCGAGATTGACGGAACTGTAGTTCAGCAAGGTGACATAAGGCTAACGGTTGATCAGGTTTCGGATATCCCGCAGCCTGGGTGGAGCTGTGATGTAGGTGGTCGGACATATCGCGTCATGGACGCCACAAGGATTCGTTTTAAGGCTTCCGATGTTGTTTATCAGGTACAGTTGAGGGTATAGGATGAGTCACAGCAAGATAAGCAACGCCCTTTCAAAAAGACTGCAATCTTTGCCAGCGTCTCCGCCCGTGGCATGGGAAAACGCAGGCTTTAAGCCTGTCGATGGCGTGACCTTTCTGGCGGAGACCTACTTGCCTGCTGAAACTTCTGGGGTCGGTGTGGCGGCAACTGACAGCTTAGATTATACCGGCGTTTACCAGATCGACGTTCGGGCAGCACTTGACGACTACAAGAAAGAGGCGAACGACACGGCGGACGCTGTGGCCAGTCACTTCAGGCGCGGCACCATCCTGACCTATAACGGGCAGAAGGTCACCATACAGTCTGTGAGTCGCGCTCAAGGTCGGGCAGACGGTGCGTGGTGGTTTATTCCGGTATCAGTAAACTGGAGGGCTTTCAGTGGCAACGTTTGACTTTAGCAGATTGGCGGACATTGAACGCATTGCCGGTGATAAAGTGGACGAGGTTATCCGGGGAACGCTTTTGGATATGACCCGGCGCGTTATATTCAGTACACCTGTTAAGACTGGTAGGGCTCGTGGTAACTGGCAAGCGACCATCAATAACCCGGCTACCGGACCAGTTACGGGAGTGGACACAGCAGGCAACTCTACCTTGGCAGAAGCTGCACCCATAACCGAAGTTGCCCCAGGTAATGTGTATTATCTGACAAATAATCTACCTTATGCCGAAAGGCTTGAATTTGGTTGGTCGCAACAAGCCCCAAGTGGTATGGTTAGAATTACATTATCTGAACTTGATCGCTCCATTCGGGAGCAAATTGCACAGTTACCAAAATAGCTTTACAATACACCTAAGCTCGTCGTGATGACGCCTAATCCGTAACGGAGACCTGACATGTCAAACGTATTTACAACTCTTGGCACCACCTTGGCAGTCGTTGCCGGTGAGCCTGCTTCTTTCGATGATATTGGATATGAGGGCTTGACTTACGCCAAAGTTGGCGAAGTTGGAGACCTTGGTGAATTTGGTGGAACCCGCGAAGTTGTTACCTTTACCCCGGTTGATACCGGTGTCGTGGCCAAGCGCCCCGGCTCTATCGACTACGGCGAAATGAGCCTACAGATTGCCCGTGATGCAACTGACGCTGGCCAGCAAGCTCTTCAGGAAGCACTCGACGGCGCTGAGTCTGGCAACGTTCACAGCTTCGAGCTGACTGATCGCAACGGCGACAAGGTTTACTTTACCGGCATCGTTTCCAGTTTTACCTACAACGCTGGATCAGCCAACACCATCTTTGGTGGTAACGTGACTGTGAACCTGACTTCCAAGCCTCTGCCAGTAGCCGCTTAATATGGATATTACGCAGTTCACCCGAAAGGAAACGCACACGGTTGAGATTAAAGACCCGCACGGCGCTGAAACCGGAATCAAGGTAGATGTGTACGGCGGGGACTCTAAAGAGTTCCGCAAGCGTCTAATTGAGATCAACCGCAAGGCGCAAGAGATGACTAAAGAGCCCAACCCGATGGCGGTTGCGGCTCTGGCGGCTGTGAAGTCTTGGGAGAACGTAGAAGACGGTGACGGTAACGACATTGATCCTGACTCTGATGAGGCTCTGGACATCTTCCTGAACCGGGAAACCGCTTGGTTTTATGATCAGGTCTACTTTGTAGCGAACAACCGCTCCCTTTTTTTCAGCAAGCCCGGCAAAAGCTAGTCCGTCGAGTTAGGCATCTGGCATGGCTCCATGCTGTGCCGGATGACCAACAACAACAACGAGCGGACATTCTTGAGGCCGGGGATTCTCGTCACGAGTTGCCTGAAGCCTCGCATCTCTATCTTATTGACTGCTTATTTATGATCGGCTGTGGACGCCCTGACGCCCTTGAGCCGCAGCATCGAAAGAAACAGACCTATCTATACCGAAACCTGAAGCCTGTAACCTTTGAGGAGATACGAGCCTGGCTTGATCTGACTGGCTCCAATTTGACTCCATGGGAAGCTGAGACCTTGCGGGTGCTTTCTGAGGCATACGTGGTACAATTGGCTAAGAGCCATTCACCTGACTCGCAACCACCTTACGACGCTAGATCGGTAGACGAAATGCGCGAACGCACCCAGAACCAATTTGAGCGCCTGTTTAAGCAATACGGAGGCAAACGTGGCTGATATCTATAGCTTAACGATAAAGGCTGATACGCGTGATGTAACGCGTGCAAGGCAGGCGCTTGACGGGCTTTCTAGTGGTGCGATCAAAGCTCAAAGAAGCACCAAGCAATATGAGTCGGCAGCCAAGTCAGTAGCTAGAACCAGTAGGGTCAGCTCCAATGGCCTACGAAACACAGCCTTGCAGCTTTCACAGGTTGCACAGCAAGGCGCGGCCACTGGCAACTTCATGCAGGCGCTTGCCATTCAGTTGCCTGACTTGGCGCTTGCATTTGGTCCGGTTGGTATTGCTGTTGGTGCCGTCGCGGGCGGCTTGGCTTCGTACATCTTTAACTTAAAAGATGCAGAAGAAGAAACTAACGATTTTATCGGTCGGATAGAGTCCTTAGAAGTCGCTTACGCAGACCTAATCAGCGAAATAAGAACACTGC